TATTAGGAGGGATAACATCATGTATTTCTATCATATAGTTTGGGGCTATTTTGAAATTGGCTGGGAACTAATCTTAATGCATGAAAAAGAGTTTAAAAAAGACGAGTTCAAGAAAATAGCTGATGAAGCTGTAAAATATGCTTTCGAACAGATGATTAAGCGACCAGTTGAAGAATTTGAATATGCAGACTTACAGAATGCCAAATCATTCATTCTTGAATATCTTAAGAGGCAAGGATTCAAAGAGGTTTTATTTACTGCTGTTCAAGGCTATCATGGTATGTTCTGGTGTGACGATGTCTTTATTGAAGATGAGTTTGTTGTGCGACATCCTCTTCGCGAATTGCTTGGTGACGAACTTTATAAGAAAGCCATAGACTATAATTTAAAAGTTAAAAAAGCTATAGGGAGATGGTGGAAAAAATGAGTGGAAAACTAAAAGAAAATATAGAAAAAAGAAGACAAGAATATAAAGAGAAATTTAATTTAGATGTCTTTGAGTTAGACAGAGAATTGCTATTCGAAGGATTTAAGAGAGTCTGGAGATATGGGCATCCAGTATACTATGACCTAATTATTGAAATCTGTAAGATACATGAACTCAAGAACAAGGGCTATGGTATAGGAGACCCTCTCGGCAATTTTAAAGAGAGTGAACGGTTTGGCATTCCAGCATGGAAAGGCGCATTAGTAAGATTGAGTGACAAGGTCTCAAGAATCTATAATCTTGTTAAGCATTTAGATGACCCCGAATATGAAGATGCTGTAAACATGGAGTCAATAGAAGACACGCTCATGGATTTGGCAAACTATGCTCTTCTTATAATAGTCTTACTGAGGGAGGCTAAGAAAAATGACTGAGCGAGTCTATAAAGTCAAAGTATTTACTTCTAATCTTGAAGAAAGAGGGGAAATAATCTGTGACACAAGAGAATGTGCACAAGACTTAAAAAATTTATTAGAATCTTATCTTTATATCGTTGAAGTGTGGGAGATAGTGAAGTGGAAATAGTTGGGGGGCAGGTGCCCCCTTCCGACATAAATCGTATTGAGGTGATAACATGAAACGGTCTGATGTATATACATTATGGTTTCTGTACTTTTTCTGGTTCACATTGGCATTTATAGGAATCCTTATCGGAAATTGGACAGTAGTTGCATGTGCTATAATACTTTATTATCTTGAATTGACAATATATTTAGCAAGAAAGAGGAGATAAGAAATGAGACTATATATTTGTAGATACATTGGCGGATTATGGTATGCGTTGTGGGGAAAGAATTTGTACCAATATTTTCCAGAGCATTATGTATTCGTCGATTTATTTTCTGGTTTAGGACAAGTTACGCTGAATAAAAAACGAAGTAAGCTAGAAGTGATTAACGATATTGATGATAACATTTATAATTTGTTTTTGGTTTTGAGGAATAATTTCCAAGAATTCGAGCACAAGTTCAGATATCTTATATATTCTAGGAAACAGTTTGAAGAGTACATGAAACAGTATAAGAAGGATAGGCTGACGTCTTTAGAGCCAGTAGAGAGAGCAATAGCGTTCTTTTACCTTCTAAATACTACAATGACGACCTTAGACAGCGGTTTTAGACGAGCCGTGACTAGAGGGACAAGATTTTTGACATGCTTTTCTGATAAAGTACTTGAGAGGCTAGAACTCGTAAGAAGAAGGCTTAAGGGAGTACTAATTGAACGATTGGACTTTCGAGATTGCATTAAAAAATATGACTCGCCATCTACGTTCTTTTTCTGTGACCCACCTTTTATGGTAAAAAGGCGACTTTATGAGTTTGATATGACTAAAGAAGACCACTATGAGTTGGCTGAATTTCTGTCAAATATTGAGGGTAAGTTTCTTCTTATTCATGTAGAGAATGAAGACTTTTATGATGTGTATGGACAGTTTAATATTCTTGCTAAGATGAAGAAACAAAAGGCAATGGAAGTTAAAGCTAAGAATAGAGAGTTCCAAACATATGTATTAATTGGAAATTATAAAATAGAGGAGAGTTTGAAAAAATGGTTATAGTGGTAGATGTTAAAGAGCCTAAGACTTGGAAGGCAATAGCTGATAAAGAAGACAATATTCAAGTCGATTTTCTTATAATAGGCGATAAGAGAAAATATGCAATTGAGAGAAAGACAATATCTGATTTATTTTCAAGTGCTAGAAATCGGCTCTGGTTTCAGCTGAAAAGATTAAGAGAGTTAGCCCAGCAGGGATATATACCTATCGTTCTTATTATTGGTAGTTTGGGACGATATGCGCGTCAGAGAAAGATGGAGCCGAACAAAAGAGTTGGTCAATATCTTAGTTATATTGGTATTCTGAGAGGGATAGTTAATTATGGCTGTCATCCTGTTCAAGTATCAAGCGCTGAAATGGGTAAGGGTTTTCTTAGAGCATTAAATAAAAGCGCTGGCAAAGAGACACAGTATGAGCGTCCAGTTTTAATACAGAAGACTAATAGAACTTTAGAAGATGAGGCACTAGACATATTGATGGCTATATCTGGTGTGGGACATAAGACGGCTAAAGAGTTATTGAATTATTTTGGCTCAGTTCTTGCTGTATTGAATGCTAGTCGGAGTGAGTTAAAGAAAATATTAAGACCGTCTGTTGCAGACCATTTATTTGATATAGTACGTAGAAAAATTTATAAGTCATCATTAGATAGATTTATTGGAGAGAAGAAAGATGATAAACTTGTCGAAGAAAAGAATTAAGCTTACTTGTGATATATGCCCAGTCGGAGAAGATTGTCCTCACTATTCTTCTGGTAGTGAATGCGCTCTTGTTGAAGAAGAGATACGCCATTTAAGCGAGATTCAAGATGAGTATGGTCTTATGCAATATATTATTGAGTCTCGTGTTGAGAGATATCTTATGGCTAAGGCTATTGAACAGGTTAGTAGAGAAGGTATTAATTCTCGTGTGTCAGATTTGGAAGCTGGTCTCATTTCTATGATTGCTACATATCTTAAAGTAAAGTATCCAGAAAGATTTAGGGCTAAAAAATATATTTCAAGACCGAAAAGTGGAGTGAAGTTAGAGGACGTCCTCCAAGAATTGGAGGGTGAGTAGTGGACGACATAGAACGGTTACGTGAGTTAGCAAGAAAGTATCCAGTTAAGTTTTGTAATGTTATATCTAAAGCAGTTCTCGGTAGAGAGTTATATGATTACCAAGCCAAATTTATTGCAGATACAAATAGGAGAATATGTTTTGTTAGTGGACGACAGATAGGAAAAACTACTGCTACAGCTTTAAAGGCGCTGGTTTTTGCTTTTACAGAAGATGATAAAGTTGTGCTTATCTTGTCCAAATCTTTAAGACAGAGTAAAATTATGTTTGAGAGAATAAGAATGTTTCTTCTTGCTATAGATGCGCTTGCTGATTATACTTTTAGAATGACTATAAATGAGATACAGTTGAAGAATGGCTCAAGAATTTATTGTATCCCTGTTGGGCGAACAGCTGAAGCTGCAAGAGGCTATACGGCTGATATGATTATTGCTGACGAGGCAGCCTATGTCCCAGACTTAGTATTTGAAGCTATGATGCCTTCTCTTGCTGTTACTGGGGGATATCTTCTTTTACTTGGGACGCCGGGAGGAAAAACAGGATTCTTTTATCGTGCATGGATGACCGAAGAAGGCTGGAGTAAATACAGAGTAACCTGCTACGATTGTCCTAGAATACCAAAAGAATTTATTGAAGAATATAGACATTTAGTAACAGAAGCACGCTTCAAGAGAGAGATTTTGGCTGAGTTTGTAGAAGTTGAGGATATGTTCTTCCCTATTCCAGTAATAGAAGATTTAATGGTTTTACCAAAGAGATATAGTAAACCACAAAAGGGCTTTCGATATATTGCTGGTCTGGACATAGCTAGACACGGAAAAGATGAGACCGTATTGGCGATAGTTGGTATAGCACCAGATGGACACTATGAACTTCATGCTTATTATAGACGCGCAAAGAGCACAATAACTCAGATTGTAAAATTTGTTCTTGAAAAAATGGAACATTGGAATGTAGAAAAGCTAATAGTTGATATAACTGGTATGGGAGTAGGAAGTTATGACATTCTTAGAGAATTCATACCAAAATCTAAATTAAAAGGCATAACTATGTCAGTAAAGAAAAAGAAAGACTTGTATGATAATTTATTAAAGCTAATCGAAAACCATAAGATTTATTTCTTCGAAGATGACATGCTTATTGAGCAGTTTTCCAATTTCGAGATACAGTCACATTCTGTGTATGGTATAATTGCTAAGAAGGGAAGTGGAAGAGACGACATAGTAGATGCAATTGCATTAGCCGTGTATGGAGCCAAGAAAGGTGGAACGTTCCACTATTTAAAAAGAAGTTTAGATAGATTGGCGCCGGGAGGTTTTCTATCATGGCTAGCAGAGGAATTAGGAAAAAGAAAGTAACATTTAATCTTGAAGTTGCAACAATTGAACTTGTAAAGATTATTGCTGAAAGACTCTCTGAGATGTTGGGACGAAATGTGACTCTTAGCGAAGTCTACGAACTCGCAGTAAAGAAGTTTTACGAGCAAGTAGAGAAAGAATATAGGGACTGGGAGACACAAAACGAAAGAAAAACCATAAGAGAGAGACTAATCGACTACTATATTGTTACAAGCAGACAGCCAAGAAGGAGGTTATTTTAATGGTACGTGATTATTTTCCGTGGAACACACAACTAAATCTTTTCTGGAAGAGGAAATTAAGGGAATTAAGATATAAGAGCCGCCCTCTTCTCTTCATAAAAGACAGATATTGTGATATTTGTCATCGCTATGAGCAAGTGTATCCTGTTAATGATGTGTATCTATGCGGGAGATGTGCTGAGGGAGTAGGAACGAGAGATGCTTTTATTCTTAAGATTCCCAACTTCATTAATAAGCGTCAATGTATAAGATGTGGCAGAAGACCTATATATATTTATAAATTCAGCAACATAAACGCTTGTCTAAAGTGTATGTGGTATATCTTAGCAAGAAGACGAAGTAGAATGACACATCTTGGAGATAGAATTGTTTGAAACCAAAAGCTTTATATATGAGAACCGACAATAAATAGTTGGAGATGATGGTATGTGTGAGAATTGTGAAAATTTATGTGATGGAACTTGTAAAAAACCTGCTGAAGAAAAGGATGGGCGATATCTGACAGCTACTCAATTCAGAGAAATAAGGAAATATATACGCGACATTTTCTGTCTGTATAATGAAGTCTTAACGACAATTGCGAACTTTCGAGATTTAAGAAGGATGCTTAAAGATGATAGTTTCGTCGTCAGCATGTGTCATCGTCTAGAAGAAGGGCTACATTATTTGGCTCGCGCTCTTTTGAATATGGTTGAATATCTTAGAGGAAGAGTTCAAATCGACTATATAAATCGTTGCAGAGATGGTGAATTCATAGACCCATATGAAAGAGCAGCTTCAGAAGCAAAAGCTATTAAAGAAGAGGCACTAAAAGCTATTAAAGAGAAATACAGAGAAGTTAAAGATGACTATGTCACATAGTATGGAGAAAATGGTGAAGACTTGGTCTGATGACAGTAAAGTCCGAGTTGTGGGATGTGAGGGGCTCAAGATGACGAGCCACCAAATTGAAATATGGATATGGAGGTTGGATGATATGTCTCTTCAAGTAAGGGTTTATACTCCGTCAAGTTTTAAGTTTGCTGTATACAAAGTTTTTGCGTCTATTTTTATGAAGCTACGTAGACTAATACCTTCAAGATTTCATCTTCGGCTACTGCTTATGCTCATGATGCTATTGGGAATAAAGTTCGTCGAGTATAAGTGGAGATGGGATGGTGAGAAAGATGAGTGGACGCGTGCATAATTTTCAGATAATGGACGAAGCAGGTATCCGCGTAGATGCTAGTGCTCAAGTTATTGAAAAGGATAACAACGAAGTCATTATCACACATCTTTGGGTGAGGAGAGAGTTAAGAGGGCATGGCTTGGGTTATCAACTGCTCAGTTGGATAGTTTCTATTTATCAGGATAAGATAATTAAGGCTGTCGTGTTTCCTTATGCTGAGAAATTCTATGAAAAGTTCGGGTTTAAAAGAGAAGGACAGATAGGCTCGTATAGTGTGTATGTAAAATATCCTAAGGAGGATAAAATATGAGAAATAAAACTACGGTTGCTTTTGGCTTTTTCTGTGGATTTTTAGAGGCGCTTTTAATATTTATCTTTATGGGTAGTGAAGAATATGCCTAAAGGTAGTCATGGCTCATTAGCTAAAGCTGGTAAGGTAAGATTCAAGGGCAAGTCTCCTAAAGACCGTGACAGATACTCATCTTGGGAGAAACCTAAGAAGCGTAAGAAACCTATTCCTCGCATTCGCAATAGGCGAAACTTTATAAGGCGCATTGGCAAGATAATGGATAGACAATGGGAAGAGTTTGGAGGAGATAGATATGAGTAAATTAAAATGTCCTAATGGATGTGGAGATTTGAAAAAGCACTATCATCTTGTATTTGAATTGCCTGCACCAATAGAAGTATGGCGATGTGAAAAATGTGGATACATGATGCGGGCAGCAATAGACCTTTCAGAGGAGAAATAACATGAGTATAAGTATAGGCTATGAAAATAAAGGTAAATGGCGCAGCTACGGCAAAAGTAGAAGACATGTTAAAGCTGCTGGCTGGGATGGTCGTATTTATCTTACTGTATGGCACCTGTGGAATATTTGGAGATGGAAGAAAAGAAAGGGGTTGAGTCAAGATGGAAATTAAAATCTATAAAAGTTATGGAGACATGGAAAACGAGCCGCTCTATCTCATAGACGGCATTCAAAAAGTTAAGCTAAATATTCGCCGCACTCCTACGGCGTACTATAATATTTATGAGACGGAGATGTTTCTGACTGTGCGATGGAGATTCTCTGACGCTGAGAAGGTTGAAGCGCTTTTTGCTCGTGTAATGCTCGAACCAGAACGGCTCTATTTCTTGAAGATAAACGATGGAGATGTCTATGAAGTGCAGATTGTCTCGTTTGACTTAGAGGCTCCTGTGACGGCTGAGATTACTTTTAAAGTGAGGCTCTTCTTGAAGAAAGATTCTGGTAAGCTGTTTCACTATGACGGCTCTACTGCAACAATAGAATATCCAGATTCTACGACAGCACCGCCTATAACTGTCAGGCTTGGATAATAAGTGGAGGTGTGGTTATGAGTATTATTAGGGCTGGAGCAAGAGTAAGAATAGAATTGTTTGATGAAAATGATGTGTCGAGAGCAGTAATCTACTCTGAGCCAGACCTAGTAAACTTTGCTCTTAATTTTTTATTCTCCATCTTGAAGAAGACGGTAAGAACTCTGCATTTAGTATTTCAGGAGTTGAAGTAAGATGAGGATTGAATGTCCCAGATGTAAAAGTACGGATGTAAAAGACCTCCAGCCGAATTATACTCTTAATCCGAGACATGTCTTTAAATGTAGGAAATGTTTATATAGTTTCTGCGTAGATGTAAACACAGGAGAGATTTACGATTACTGGAAAGACCAGAGGTGACAGATATGGGGAAAAATAAAGCAATAATGATAGTAGTAAAAGACAATGTTATAGAGAAAGCACATAAAATTTTAGCAGAGTGCTTTAATGAAGCCAATAAGAATGAAAATTCGTATGATGTGGTTCGTAGGGCACGCTCTAAGATTTTAGATATGCTTATTAAGTCGTTTGAAGAAGGAGAGGCAAAAACCTTAGTCTATGGCGACGGAAAAATAATACTTGATACGCTGTTTAGATATTGGATATTGTCTCCTCAAGTTGCTAAAACATATTTAGACGAAAATTTCAAGATACAGTCATCTAAAGAGAAAAAGTTACTAGAAAACTCATCGGAAGAAAATAAAAGCTTTAAAAGTGTGTTCAACCTTTCAAGCCCATATCACATAACTCTTCTATCTTATATATTTGAAAAATATTCGGCTGGGTGGTTTGTTTATCGTCAGCTTCGTCTAGACTTGGAAAAGGATAAATTAGAGCATCTTCATTATCATTTGTCTCCCAGTATATTACAAGAGTTTGTTCGTCGAAAAATACTTACTCGTCGCTGTCTTAGTGAGGTTCCTTATCGATTAGACCTTTATATTAAAAAAGGAATTTATAATAAATATGAAAGAGGCAGCGCTAAGTTTAATTACGAATATGCTCTGACACAGGACGCTTATAAAAAGTTTATAGCTTTAAATCGGAGGTGAAAAGAGTTGTTTTATGTATATGCTAGAGTACACAGCCCAAATATGGAGAGAGAAGTAACGTTTCCAGTCTTTTATCTTGCTTATCGCTTTAAGGACATCTCTCGCTTCGACTATCAGCGCCTTAGAGGAGATAAACGTATAGAGGCGTTTCTTGGAAAGAAAATTTTAACTGACAACTTTCACATTGTAGTTGAGGGAGAATTGGAGCCTCTTGGCTCTTGGCTCGAAGATGGACAAATAAGACACTACGGCACCGGCTTAATCAAGATTGGAGAGGAGGTTCTCTATTCTCACGACAACCGAGTTCTTAGACGTGCACGCTTCAAAGGCTCATATACAGACTCAAAGAAAAACACGGTCACGCTTATTCTTGAAGTAATAGACTCTGAGCCTCGTCTCACGGCACACATATAACCACAACTATTTTTATTCAAATAATCTTTTAAGCAAAGTCTAAACTAGCAAAAATTATGTATATACTTGCCTGCCTTTTCGACTTTTGCCGATGCGCGTTTTAAGATGAGTCATGAGTATTGAGGTTTTAGCTTATTCTTGTTTTGTAGTGTCGAGCCACAAACATATAACATTGTTGTACTTCTTGGAGATGCGCCCACACAGAGAGTACACACACCACACATGAGCGCACAGCATAAGAGCCCACACTAAGCACACATCTTCAACAATACACATAAGAGAATTAAGCGCCAAAAATTGTGCAACCGTTTATATTATAAGTCACTTCTACTTATGGTTGTTCTCTTATTGTTGATGTTTGTTGTTGTGTTGTTGTTGTTTTTTAGTTGTTTTAGCACGTCAAAAATCGTTTTGGAAAAGCGCTCAGAATACTGTTTTTGCACAGAACCTCCACAAAACTAGGGTTTTCTTGAATAAGGTTTATGGTTAGTATGGTTCACTTATTGTCGTATCCTTTTTCGGTTAATTATTTTCCCGCGCTCACCGTTTTCGAGAAATTGGACATTGTCCACACGATATTCCGACTAAAATTTCTAAATCGATTAAAACCACAAAAACCTTTAAAAACCTTTTATCTATTGTTAAAACAAAAGGTGGTGTGAAAATGAGAAAAATTAAATTCACAAAAAGACGTAAGCAAAATTCAAAAAGTATTCTAAATCGCATTTTTTTGGAAGTTGAGAAATTTAAAAAGAGTATGCAAAAAACGGTTAGTTGGGATATGATAAAAAAAGATAAAAACAAATTTTTCGTTGATTTATCGAACAATAATCCTAATTTGAATTTCGTTGTTTCGGCGCCCACATTAATAGAACTTTACGCAAAACTAAGAAAATTAGGTTATAAGGTGGTTTAAATGAGTGTAGAAACCCACAAAATCAAAATTCTCCAATTTCCAAACCAAAAAGTTACTTTAAGGTTTGTCGTCGATTATCAGTTAAACAAATATGTTGGTGTTACTATTGCTTTTAAGAAGCGCGGTAAAAGCAAAATGGTTTATTTGCCTCTCCATGACGTTAAAGAATTTTCTGAGAACCTTAAAGCGCTTCCCAAATACATGATAAAAGATGTCTTAAAAACAATTTCAAGCGTGGTGTAAGAAAATGTGGGAAATAACAATTAACACAGAGTATTTAGCTTATCTTAAGAGTGGCATTGTCGTAGAAAATGGAAAGTATTTTATTATTTCTGGTTGCGTAGATTTTACTAGAAAAGCAATTGAGTTATTTGCTTTTAGAACTAATGACGAAAGACTAGGAAAATGGACAACTAACGATATAGTGAAAGATGCGCTTTTAGTTATACTACACGAAAATATACACGAAATACTTATAGAATTTCTAGGAAGCAAATTTGTAAGTGCAGATTATGACAATATAGCACTCAAGTTAGAAAATTGGTTATTTGGAAAAAAGGAGAGAGATTAAAAATGGTCATTCTACTCTTTTATTTGGTTTATAAACCTAAGCGCAAAAAGCGCTTAGGGTAAACCTAAAATGGTGTGGTAAAATGAAAGAAGTTTTAGAATATCTAAAAACCATACTAAAAATGGAGGTATTGTTAGATTTTTTAGAAAGACAAATAGAAAGACTAGAACAAAAGCAA